GAAAAGCTATAGAATCTGTAAGTGGAACAGGAGATGTTGGTCCTGGTAAAGGTGCTCCCGGTAAAGGAAGTGCATTAAAACGAATAGGTGGTGGACTATTAAAAGGTGGAATAACCGCATTAGGTGGCACCGCATTAGGTATGGGTGCTGACTATGCTAAGAGTGAAGGTCATGCAAAAACTGGTGCTGGATTAGATATTGCAAGTGAAGCCGCAAGTTATGCAGGCATGGGCGCAATGTTAGGTAGTGTAGTGCCTGGTTTAGGAACAGCAGCCGGAGGGGTTGTGGGTGGGTTAGTTGGTGCAGGTGTGGGTTTGTATAAAAATATGGGAGTACTAACTAGTGGTGGAACAGACGGTGGTGGTGTTGATGCTTCTAGTAAGGCAATGGGCGCCAGTACAGCCGATATGAAAGGTATGCCTCCACCAAAAGTTAAAGTAAGTAGTGCTGGTATGAGTGATGAAGAAATCAAAGCCATGATTATTAAACATGAAGGTAAAAGAAATAGACCTTACCAAGACAGTTTAGGATTATGGACAGTTGGTATAGGTCACCTAATAGGTGATGGTAAATCATTACCTCCTGAAATGAACAGAGAGTTTAGTGACGAAGAAATAATGGCAATGTTTGAAAAAGACTATGCCCATCATAGAAGTGCCGCTATGAATATCCCTGGATTTGGTAAACTAGATGGTAGAGGGCAAGGTGCATTAACTGATTTGACATTCAATATGGGCCCAAGTTGGATTAGCAAATGGCCTAAGCTTAAGAAACAGCTTGAAGAAGGTGATACTCAAGGGGCCGCAAAAAACTTAGAACAAAGTAAATGGTATGGACAAGTTGGTAATAGAGCACCAACTATTGTTAGTTTACTAAGAGATAGTAGTAAAGTTAGTGCTAGCTTAGAGGGTATTGCAGAAGGTCCAGAATCTGGATATTCGGCTACACTACATGGTAATGAACTTATCAAACGATTAACTAAAGATTCAATATTAGATAAGCTTGCTAATACACCAGCCGGTGATATGTTTAGTAGCAATGCAACACCAGTTGATAACAGTGAGCTGGTTGAGTTGATGAGAGAGTTTGTTGCTAAAATGGACAACTTGATTGACGCACAGTCTGACAGCAATAGTATACAAAGTGAATTATTACAGTATTCAAAAGTTTAACTAAATACTGAATAGACCTTCATTATGACATACAAAAAACACTTTACTAGAGTTAATCAATCCGGACAGATGAGCCCATTAGGTGGCGGTAGTGTCACTGGTGCTTGGAATGGCCCCGGTAGCTCAACAACCAGCAACTACAGTAATCAAGATTTTGGCTACAAAAACTATGGAAGTCGTTTACCAGAAGTCTATACAGGTCATCCAAATCGTATTGAACGATATAATCAATACGAAATGATGGATGTTGATGCTGAAATTAATGCTTGTTTAGATATTATTTCAGAGTTCAGCACACAAAAGAATGAACACAATAAGACTCCTTTCAGTTTAGAATGGCGTGAAGATCCTACTCCACATGAAGTAGATATGTTAAAAACTCAACTACAACAATGGTGTAAGTTGAATGAAATGGAAACACGTATCTTTAAAATATTCCGTAATACTATTAAGTACGGAGATCAAGTTTTTGTACGTGACCCGGAAAACTTTAAGTTATATTGGGTTGACATGACTAAAGTTATTAAAGTTATTGTTAATGAAAGTGAAGGTAAAAAGCCTGAACAGTATGTCATTAAAGACTTGAACATTAACTTAGAAAACTTAGTTGTAGCACAGAAAACAAACACAGACTTTGCCGCTAATCCAGCAACTGGTATGGGTGGCACAGGTGGAGGAGGCACAGGTGGAGGAGGCGGATATACTGTTCCAAGTATGCCATACAACACAACTGGATCACGATTTAGTTTAGGTTTTAATGAAGCCGCAATCGATTCTAAACACGTTGTTCACCTAAGCTTAACAGAAGGTCTAGATCGTTTTTGGCCTTTTGGTCAGTCAATACTAGAGAACATCTTTAAAGTTTATAAGCAAAAAGAGTTACTAGAAGACGCGGTTCTAATCTATCGTGTTCAACGAGCACCAGAACGTAGAGTTTTTAAGATTGACGTTGGTAACATGCCAAGTCACATGGCTATGGCATTCGTTGAACGTATTAAGAATGAGATTCATCAAAGACGTATTCCAAGCACACATGGTGGTGGTAGTATGGTTGATGCATCATATAACCCATTAAGTATGAACGAAGATTATTTCTTCCCAGTAACTGCTGATGGTAGAGGATCTTCAGTTGACTTACTACCCGGTGGACAGAACTTGGGTGAGATTGATGACTTGCGTTATTTCAATAATAGATTAGCACGTGGACTACGTGTTCCAAGTAGTTATTTACCTACTGGCCCGGATGATAATGTTACTCCTATGAGTGATGGTCGTGTTGGTACAGCTATGATTCAAGAGTTTCGTTTCAATCAATATTGCGAACGACTACAGAACTATATGGTTAGAAAACTTGACGAAGAATTCAAGTTATTCTTACGTTGGAGAGGACTGAACATTGACAGTGGATTGTTTAACTTAACGTTTAATCCACCACAAAACTTTGCAGCCTATCGTCAAAGCGAATTGGATACAGCACGTATGAGTTCATTTACAGCAATTGAAGCTTACCCATATATGAGTAAGCGTTTTGCTATGGAACGTTTCTTAGGATTAACAGAAGAAGAAATTGATAAAAACGAGAAAATGTGGCGTGAAGAAAACGATAAGGAGATTGAAGTTGAGCCACAAGGTAATGATTTACGTAGTATTGGTGTATCAGTGGGTGACATTGAGACTGATATTCAAACAGGTGAGGAAGCTACAGCCGCAGAAGAAATGCCAATGGATCCATCATTAGCGGCTGCCGGTCAAGTACCGCAACCAGGTCAAGCGGCACCGGGACAGAATATGCCAGCACCCGGCGGTACGGGAATGTAATAAGATAAATAACTATATGAAACTATTTGAAATGTTCGATCCAGCTACAGCAGGTTATCAAGACGTTAGTGCTGATAACAGTCAGCCTAAATGGAAAGAAAGCCGCAAAACAAAGTTAACATTAAAACAAATACGTAAGTTGCGTAAGATGAATGATGTACGTAACTATGAAAAAGTTAGTTATTTAAAAAAGATACATCAACAATATGCACCTAAAGCAGAAGGTGCACCGACAGTTTAATGAGTAGTTTAAACAAAAACGTAAAAAAACAGCACTTATTGTGCTGTTTTTTTTGATACCCACTAAATAACTCTACAAAGCCATTTACATTCAGGAGACAAACAATGGATAACAAAAAATTTGAACAACTTATTGATTTGATTATCAATGAGAACGAAGAACAAGCACGTGCATTATTTCACGATATCGTAGTTGAGAAAAGCCGCGAAATCTATGAGGGAATGATGGATGACGAAATGGGTGAAGGCATGGGCGGTCAAGTCGGTGAAATGATAGACGAGATTTCAGTTGAAGAAGAAGGTATGGCTGAAGCTGAAGATGATGACCTAGAGTTTGATTCTGATGAAGATGAAGTAATCGACATTGAAGCCGGCGAAGATGACATGGGCGGAGAAGAAGATTTAGAAGACCGTGTTGTTGACCTAGAAGATAAACTAGACCAGTTAATGGCTGAGTTTGAAGAAATCATGGCCGGTGATGATGATGAAACTGATGCTGAGTTTGATGACGAAGCAGAAGAAGCTGGTGATGACTTTACAAAAGATTTAGAAGATGGTAATGATGAAGATCCTATGATGGAAGCTATCACACTAAAGAAAGTTTCTGTAACTCACGGTGACAATGGTGTTCAAAACAAAAGTACAGTAGACGCTAATAGCGGTCAAGCTGGTATGGACAGTAGACCAGTTAAATTCTCTGGTGCTAGTGAAACAGTTCCAACAAGTCCAAAAGGACCAAGTAATGCATATACTAAAGGTGAAGCAAGTGTTAAAGGTGCAGGATCATTTAAAAATAGCCCAGCACAAAACAATGCAGACTTAGAAAAAGCACCGGCCCCGTCAAAGGGTGACAATGGTGTAAATTCTAGAAGTCCAGTAGCAGAATCACGTAACTCTACTAAGCGTAGAGTTTAATAGGAATCTGAGAGAATGGCTTTGTATCTCAAAGAGCACTTGACATTTGACCGCGCCGGAATGGTTGTGGAATCTGTCAGTGAAGGCGACAAGAAGAACCTTTATATGAAGGGCATCTTCATTCAGGGTGGGGTAAAGAACGCTAATGAGCGTGTTTATCCCGTTGCTGAGATTGAAGTCGCTGTACAAACTCTGAATGAGCAAATCACAGAAGGTTACTCAGTATTAGGTGAAGTAGATCACCCAGATGACTTAAAGATTAACTTAGACCGTGTATCACATATGATTACAAGCATGTGGATGGACGGAGCTAACGGATTCGGCAAGTTAAAGATTTTACCAACTCCAATGGGTGAATTAGTTAAAACTATGTTGGAGAGTGGTGTGAAACTCGGCGTTTCAAGTCGTGGCAGCGGAAACGTTGACGACATGAACGGCAAAGTTAGTGACTTTGAAATAGTCACTGTGGATATTGTTGCACAACCTAGCGCACCAAATGCTTATCCTAAAGCAATCTATGAAGGCATGATGAATATGAAGCATGGTCATAAGTTGTTGGATATTGCAAAGGACGCAAGAGGCGACAAGAAAGTAGAGAAGTACTTGAAAGAGGAAGTAATGCGCCTTATCAAGGATCTCAAAATTAACAAAGGGGAATAAGCATGTTTGATGCTATCAAGCCATTACTTGACAGTGGACTTATCAATGAAGATGTAGGGGCTCAGTTAAATGAAGCCTGGGAATCTAAATTGAATGAGGCTCGCCAGCAAGTCCGTGCAGAATTACACGAAGAATTCGCACAACGTTATGAACATGACAGAAGCGTGATGGTAGAAGCCCTTGACAAGATGGTTACAGAAAGCCTATCAGAAGAAATTGAAGAATTTCACTCTGAGAAGCAAGCAATGAACGAAGACCGTGTGAAAGCACAAATGAAACTACGTGAATCAGCAACAAAATTCAATGACTTTATGGTTACTAAACTAGCTGAAGAAATCAAAGAACTACGTTCAGATCGTATGATTCAGAAAGAAAGTCAACAAAAGCTAGAGCAATTTATTGTTCATGCTCTTGCCCGTGAAATCAAAGAGTTCGCTCAAGATAAGCAGGCTGTAGTTGAAGCTAAGGTCAAGTTAGTTGCAGAAGGTCGTCAACAATTAGAAAAACTTAAAGCACGTTTCGTTGCTGAAAGTGCTAGAAAGTTGGCAACTGCTGTAGCAGGACAGTTAAAGGGTGAAATAGGCCAATTGAAAGAAGATATCAAAGTTGCAAAAGAAAACAATTTTGGTCGTCGTATTTTCGAAAGCTTTGCAGGTGAATTCTCAGTTACTCATTTAAATGATAAAGCTGAGACAAGAAAACTAATGCAAAAGTTAGACGAAAAAGATCGTCAATTAGCTGAATCCATTACACAAATCAACAACACTAAAAAGTTAGTTGAATCAAAAGAACGTGAAGTTCGTATTATTAAAGAGTCAAATATTCGTGAGAAGACCATGACTGAGTTACTTTCTACTCTTAATGAGGAAAAAGCAACAGTAATGCAGAACTTACTAGAGAGTGTGCAAACAGGTAAACTGCAAGCTACTTTCGATAAGTATCTACCAGCTGTACTAAACACTGGCACCGCTAAGAAGTCTGTAAAGACTAACTTGGCAGAGTCAAAGATGATTAGTGAAGTTACCGGGGATAAAGCTGCCAAACAAGAAGTTGATATGGAACAACGTGACAACGTTATAGATATCAAACGTCTGGCAGGGCTTTAATTAAAAAGACATAGATTAGGAGAAATATAAATGTCAAAAGTTCTATTAGAAAGCCGTTGGGACGAGACCAAGGAAGCTCTGTTAGAAGGCTTAAAGGGCACTCGCCGCTCAACTATGGGTGTTATCTTAGAAAATACTAAGAAACAACTACTTGCTGAATCTTCAGTAGGTACAACTACAGCTGGTAACATCGCTACATTAAACCGTGTGATTCTTCCAGTTATCCGTCGTGTTATGCCAACCGTTATCGCTAACGAATTGGTTGGCGTTCAGCCAATGACTGGCCCAGTGGGTCAGATTCATACACTACGTGTACGTTATGCACAAAACTTAGTGGACAACTCTGCCGCTCAAACTAGCGTTACTGCTGGTCAAGAAGCGTTGAGCCCATTCACTATTGCTCAAGCATATTCACGTCAGCCATCTAACGATGCAACTGCAACAGGTTACACAGGTAACAACACTGCGGCTCTTGAAGGTAACGGCGGTCGTCAGATCAGCGTTCAAATCTTGCGTCAAGCTGTTGAAGCTAAGTCACGTAAATTGCAAGCACGTTGGACATTTGAGGCAGCACAAGATGCTCAGTCTCAACATGGTATTGACGTTGAAGCAGAAATCATGGCAGCTCTTGCACAAGAGATTACTGCTGAGATTGACCAAGAGATTCTATTGTCTTTAGCGACATTGGCATCTACTGAATATACATTCAACCAAGCTACTGTATCTGGTACAGCTACTTACGTTGGTGACGAACACGCTGCCTTAGCTGTTCTTATCAACCGTGTTGCTAACTTGATCGCCCAACGTACACGTCGTGGCGCAGGTAACTGGGCTGTTGTTTCTCCAGCAAGTTTGACAGTATTGCAATCTGCAACTACTTCAGCTTTTGCTCGTACAACAGAAGGTACTTTCGAAGCTCCAACTAACACTAAGTTCGTTGGTACATTGAACGGTGCTATGCGTGTATTCGTTAACAGCTATGCTCCTGATACACAACCAGTATTGGTTGGTTATAAAGGTTCATCAGAGACAGATGCAGCCGCATTCTATTGCCCATATATTCCATTGATGAGCAGTGGAGTTGTATTGGATCCATCAACATTCGAACCAGTCGTATCATTTATGACACGTTATGGTTACATCGAATTAACTAACACTGCATCATCTTTCGGTAATGCGGCTGATTACGTTGGTGAAATCGCAGTTCAAAATCTTA